GCCCATCCACCTGCCAACCAACCCACGTAGGGGATGCTAGCAAGGGCAGGAACAGCAACTCCAGCAGCAAGGGCACTACCTGCCATCGCACCTTGTGATCGTGCTCCAGCGTCCGCCACGAGACACTCTGCTTCTTTTGCAGTTAACTTTCCCTCATCATCTGTTGCACCTCCCAGATTTCTGGTGCCTTCACGGGTGAACTGATCACGACGCCATTCATTTCTAACTTCAGATCCACCACCAAAGAATCCTCTGCGTTCCTTGTCAACATCCAGAGACCTTTCAGACTCTAGAATTTTAGGATCATCAGCACGGAATTCGATTTCATATCCATCTTTACCTGCTTTGATTCTATAAGATGAGTAAGGACCACGAGGAAGATTTAACACAGGAGGTTGAACTGTACGTTCAGGTTCCTGTCTAATAACATAACCAAGTAAACCTATATGTGCTACAGCAAATACAGATCCTAAAGCAAGAGCAATCCCCTTAACAGGTGACTTTCGCGGTACTTTCGCGGTAACTTGCTCGGTAACTTCTTTCTCGTGGTTGAATATACTCATAGTTAGAATGGCAATGCAGGACCTGTTGTAGTAGGCAATTTGGGCATAGAAGAATCTACCATTCCTGGTAGTGCATCAGTCATTGCAGCAGTAATTGCCTTTACTAATGTTGCTTTTTGTGATTCAATAATTGAATCTTTTTGAACGTAAAGATAAGCACCACCCCCTAGGACAGATAAAGAAACTAGACCAGATAATAACGCGACACCATTAATCAATTTTTGCATCTTTCTTCTCCAGTGTAGGTGCTTGTTTTTGTTCTTCCTTCTTTTTAGAGGGCATCACTCCGAAGGTAGCTAACGTTCCAGTAAAAACACTGGCAATAAAAGTTGGATCGATATTTTTTTGAGGAATACCAGGAACAGTTACATAATTAAGAGTCAGAATTGCTGCTGACCATCCAAGTATAATAACTCGGACGAGAGTTGATACACCCTCATCCGCCCACTCAAATTTAAGAATAATAACTCGAACGAGAGTTGATACACCCTCATCCGCCCACTCAAATTTGTTTTCCTTTTTGGCTTCCTCTTTCTTCTTTGGATTTGATTCCATGAATAAAGAGCTAGGCAGCTTTATTTAGCTGATAACAATTTGTCCACCCATACCACTATGATACTGACAGATATAATAGTATGTTCCAGGAGTATATTCAGCAGTATTCCACACAACTGGACCCACTGCAGTACCATTGTCTGGACACTGATTGATAGTAGATGATGCTCCAGTAACTGCACTAGTTTTAATCCAGAATGGGTGTCCGTTTGCATTCATATTAAATAAAACAATATCTCCACGGTTAATATTAATTGTAGGATTAACATCTCCACTAGGAATAGTACCATTTCTATCTGTACTAGTATTATTTGCTTCAATGAAATAACTAGTTGACTGATTATTAGTCAGATAGACATTGTGCGTTTCAGCACCACCAACATTTATAGATTGGTATACGGTAGCTTCATTTGGACTAGCAGTCTGTACTGTGATCGTACCTTTCATATCAGAGTGATTGCCACAAATATAAGAATAAGTTCCTGCTGTAGTAGGAGTCCATGATACTACGCCATTACCTGTAGAACCTTGTCCAGTAGCACCAGAAACATTTTGATTTCCAGCAGCATTTCTAACATAGAATGGGTGCATAGTACCAACACTACTCAAATTAAAATTGATTGTATCTCCTTCATTAACAGTAACAGTAACATCATCACCACTAACTATTCCAATACGATCAGTTCCACTCAATGTATAGTATGAATATGATGGTGATGAAGTAGTAATATTATATGTTTGTGTACCGCCTGCAGATCCTGCTCCAGATAAAGCAAAGATTCCAGTATAGATATTTTCCCATTCTAAAAAGTCACCTGCAGGTGATCCGTTGTATGCCCCTTGTCCATCAACACCACTAGAAGGACCATTAGCACTTAAAGCTTCTGGAGTGGTTCCAGTTGGATAAAAATATTGAAGATATATCGCAGAGGTATCTTCTTTGACAATCTTAAGATCTCTACCGACAGTCAATTTCATATCTCTATATGCACTGTCATTTCCATATCCCTGATCATCCACTCCACGAATATAACTATACTCACCACCAGATTCAGTAATATGAAAAACATATTGAGACATGTTTTTCTGTGAAATTGCATTGTTTCTAGGGAAAGTCAATCCAAATGTTTCTCTTTTTCCTCTAGTAAAAGTAGACGTGAGACCTAATCCTGATGTTGGTTTTGGATTAGTTGCAGAGACAACTTTATTTGGTGCTCCATGAAGATCTGTAAAGTCTTGATATCCACTACCATTCACAGACATTTCATTATCAATAGTATATTTCTTTACGTAATCTAAAATCTCTGCAGTGTTTACTCGATAATCTTTTCCTGTTACGTAACAAGCAGCAATGCCAGCAACCTGTGGTGATGCCATGCTAGTTCCAGAAATAACTCCAAGAAAATATGTATTGTCCCTTGGGTCAGTAGTATTCTGTGCAGTGTTACCATCAGCTACAAAACTAAAGTCATCAAAAGCAGAAACAATGTAACTTCCTGGAGCAAACACATCTACTCTAGGACCATGATTTGAAAATGATGATCTCCTAAAATCAGAATGTGCATCCAAAGATCCTACACAAATTACATTCGGTGAACCACCAGGAGATGATCCCCTCATATAATAACTAGTAAATACTCCATTGTTAGTATTCCTATCTTGACTATAGGAAGTATATGTAATTCTATTATTGTAATCTGTTCCACCAAGAAGTTCAATTTTAGAATTATTATTACCAGCAGATCCAATAATTATAATGCCGTCATCAATTGCATCTGCAACATCAGCATCTACGGATGCACTTCTAACCGAAATTGACACCAACTTACTACTGTTATTAGCATTCAGACCAAAATCAGTTTTAATTCCTTGATTAGTCCAACCAGAAGGACCAGGACTTGAAGAATTATATGTAGTTCCACGATAAACAATAGAACTTATATCATATATTCCTTGATTCTCATCAAAAAGAATATATTTTTGAGAGAATCCCCAACTATGGTTAGTTACCGTTGGTCTTCTTAATCCAGTTTTTGGATCTACTGGTTTATTTTGATGGAATGCTCGTAGGTAATCAAATATCAATAGAGTAGGGACATTAAGACTACTAGTTTCATTAAAAATATTTAAATTATAAATGTTTGCTTGTGGTGCCCATCCACGCAAGCTACCAGCTACAGTACCAGCAACATGCATAGCATGATAACCTACATCAGTATAAGGAATAGTCCCTGTTGGTTCTGTTTGCAAGTCATTATCGATACCATTTACTATGGTATTCAATTCATTGAACCATTGATATTGTACAAGTCTATCTGTTCCACTTGTTCCATCTGGATCACTATTCCATGATGGATGACCAGGAACAACTCCACTGTCAACGATAACTACATCAACACCCGTACCATCTTCCCATACAGTTACACTATCATTTACATTAGTCGTAGTGTCTCTTCCCCAAGAATTCTTTCTTCTTTGTGATTGTGTCCCAGCACAGTGCAGGTGACCCCATTGATAATTAGTATGTGCAGATGTTGATTTACTAAAAGCACCATTTCTAGTATAAGATCCAAAGGGTTCAGCAATAATACCCATGTCTTCAAATGGCAGTTCAACAGCAAGAACTCTAGGATCTTTTGCCAACTCAACAGCTTCTTCTGGTGTTAAATTATAGTGCGTGTTTCTACTTAAGTTCCTACGTACTCTACACTTCACTTCCCTTCCAGGAACAAACGAATTAGATGATCCTGAAAACTCCATTTCGTCATAGAAGTTTGCAAGATCTCTCTTGTCGCGAAGAGTTACGATATATGTTCTTTTTGACATTTTATACTTCTAGTTCTAGTAGGGTGAGAGTTACGCTAACAGTGTTTGTGCTTCCACTCTTATTTACCACTTTCGCATAGATTGTAGTGTCAGCAGGAGAGTTATTATTAAATCCAAGAACAGCTGGTGTAATTAGTTGTTGAGAAGATCCTGTTGTAATCACTTCAGCAATAACACCAGATCCAGGAGTAGGATCAGTTGTTTCACTTCTAGTAGAGTCAGCAGTTCTGGAAGCAGCATCAACGTATAGAGTAACCCATGCTGCTACACCAGTATCAATTCTCATCAACATATAAGACTTGTATCCACTAAATGAGATGTTTGCAGATGCTCCAACCGCAATAGAAGGAGTAGTACTACTAACAGTTCCTCTAGATTGAAGTGGAGTAAATCCAGTTAGTCCGCTACCATCACCAGTTACTGCAGTTGCATCTACAGTTCCAGTAACTTGAACACCAGTAGAAGTTGTAGTAACTTTGGCAAGATTATCATGGTATAAAGCAACTGCACCATTTTCTGCAAATGTTGCTTGAGTTTCAGATCCATCTTCGCTCTTAATTTCAACTAATGCACCTTGGATTACAGGACCAGCGGAACCTTTTCCAATAATTTTCAATCGAGCAGCATTGTATGTGATTAGACCACCAGCGGGTGTACCAGCATATGGGGCACCAAAATTAATTGAATGATCATAAACACCAACAGCGAGTGTAGATTCGGGGACTGTTGTTTGACCCCTTAAGGTAGCACCAAGTGGAGTAGTTTCATATCTTATGTAAGATCCGTCAACTAATGCACCATGATTAACTTGTACAGATGCCTCTTCGCCTGTGTCATCACTATCATTATTAGATACTACAGAGAGAAGCGTATGATATGCAGTAGCAGGATTTCCTAGACTGGTGTACTCACTCTTAACAACAGCAGCGAAGTCAGAGTCTTTCTCCAACAACATTTCCAACTGTAGAGGACCAGTTCCTGGTTTAAAGTAATGGAATCTACCAG